ATAACCCGGTATATTAGAAACAAATTCTTGTGTTCTGATAAGGACTATCTCAAATAATCCTGCATGAATAAGTGCTAAATCTCCACCATCTAATTCTAAGGTAATAATACCTTTAGCTGGTCCTAATCTACATAGTTTTTCCAAAACTACGACTCTACTATCTGGATCAATAATTCTAGCATAGACTTGTTGATCACACGCTATGTCATAAGGAACTCGATCGGGGCCCAGGACTCGAAAGATTAGTTTATTATCAATGCCCTTATGTGCCTTAAGTGGAATGGTATTGTTCATAGGACCCGTGTCTTTGCAGGGACAGAATGTGTCGCCGACTGCCAATAATTGCCAAACATGATCATAGAGATATACCTTGTGAAATGTTATGTCCATTTTATATATTTACCAAATCTTTACACTTAGAAAAGTGCCACCTACCCATAGCTCCTGTTCCACCTAAAACACCGCAGTGTGGACATTTTAGGATTGCTCTGGTTCTATTTTTCAACTTCGAAGGCTTACCTTTCTTAGTCTGACTTATTCGTTCCCCCACAGCTAACGAAACTTTCCGTCCTAATCTGAAATCCCTTATTTTTTGTCTTGTCTGTTCAGAACGTGCGTGGCCTGGTATTCCTATTTTTGCCAATCTCATTTTTTCTTTTGTCTCAGGGGAATGTATAATGATTCTGCCACTGTTCCCTTCCCCACCATCTGTAAGATTTAATAATGGTCCTTTACCTAAATCTTTTCTTCCAAACTTTGCAATTAATTCCATCTCTAATAAATGTGCAAATTCTTCATCTAATCCTGCATACATACCTATTACAGGATCTATATTTTCCCTTTTCATAAATTGTAATCTTTGTATGAACGGATGTTTCTTCTTACCCTTCATGTGACTCCATGCACGAACTTCTTTGCCTTTTCCTATATAGATTGGTTCATTATTACGAGATGGATCGTAATAAATGTAGGTGTAATACTCTTCAGTCATATTCATTATTTATCACTATTATACATTGTTAAGGTAAATAATAACATGATAAATTTGGAAGAAATCAAAGAAAAATTCCCCTTTCTTACGGGACTAAGGTGTGCCAATCACGAATTTATCGGAATTATACAAAATTCTGACGAAAAAATTATTAGTTTCTATGATTATGAATGTATACGGTCGCCCGAAGAGAAAGTTGTCTTTCTCGAGTTTGGTGAAATATGGTGGTGGGAAAGTAACAGACTATTACCTATCAATATATTCTTGCAAGGACAAATGCAATCTTTTAGATACTGTATGAAAACAGTAGTAAACAAAGATATAGAAATTATGTTTGGGTCAGTGACAAGTCTAAATAATATAATGAAGAAGCGTATTAAGAAACGCCAAATTCAATTAATTAGACGGGCTGATTAATCTTTAGACATTCGTTCTATCAGTAAATTCAGATTCACTATAATAGCTAAACTGTAGCTAATTGCGTGACTTCGTTTAAATTGATATTTTTCATCGCCTGGTTCTTTTATCCACACTTCTTTCCTGATCTCATCCCAACTATTCTGCTGTAGATGGGCCTTGGCAGGGCGAATAATAGCAAGTATCATTGCCAGATCCTCAACAGATTGAGGTTTATACTTTTTCAATAAATGGCTATATCCCTTAAGATGAAAAAGCTGATCCGTAATCTCTTCAAATTCAAAGAAGTCCCACGGTGGTTCATTATTAAGAAGTTGTAATAGGTGTTCTTCATCTCTAACATATTCATACATGTTTACATTAAGAAAATCAATCTTAAAGTATCCATAATCGTTTGCAATTCTATGATCTAATGTAGATATATTGGTTGTTGGATCACGCGGAATATTTTGAAAGTAAACTCCGGTAGGATGTTTTTCAAATTTATTATCAGCACGATCAATTCTGCCAAAGATACACTCTAATCCTTTCAAGATATTCTCTCGACCAAAAACATCGATATCAACATCCGTTGTAACTTTTTTCATTTATTCAATAAAAGGAATATAAGGACAATAGAAAAAACCAATATCGGAATTAGTCTTTGTTTTTACAAAAATCAATTTAAATATTATAAAATCTTCCTCATCCCGAAATTTATATTTTGTGCTGGCGCCGCCACCGTAACCATTTATTGCATCTACAACAATATCATTTTCAGCAACCCAATTTACAAACTCGGTGTAAGTTAAATCCCACTCTAAGAGATTAATAATCATAATCCAGTCTGTGCCAATAAACTTTTTATATATTCAACATCCTCGTCTGCCTTCTTAAATTTACGGTTCCAATATCCGGGATCGACAATAGAATCGATTATTTTAAAATGATCAGCACTAAATTTTTTCATTAACTCTTCGCCTGTTGAGCTTAAATATATAACCCACGGACTTATCTTACCAGACTTAATTAAGTGGGCTGCTTCATTAGCTGATATATTATAGAAAAACTCTTTGAAGGGTATTGTATTTTTATCGCACCATTCCATGATTTCAGTAATAGTTCTTTCGGCTGCGCTAATTGCTGGTTCTTTCTTGCATAACTCTTCAACATAAGTGTAATAGACAAAGTCCTGTGTCCAGTCTTTTATCTTTACGCTGTTTTTTATAACAAATTCGATGAATTGTTCGGGATAAACAGGTCTTAGTGTAGCTAAATGATTTCCAAATTTAGCAAAATCAATATAATACGGACTATCTATAAATTCCTGCGCTGTTTTTAATTTCTTTGAATTCATTGTCATTTCATAAAATTTCTGAAATGCCCTAAGTCCCAATCTAGAAGCAGCCGTGTTTATATCTGTGTGGCGTCTTTTCTTAACGCAAACATGACTGGTAAGTGTGGTTTCCTTACGAAATTTTGCACCACAGAATTTACATTCGTAATTCTGATCCATTTCTTTCTTTGCTAACAAGGTTATTTTCCTTTATCACCTTTTAGCAGTTCCTTTATAACCTTGTCTTCATAGCCGTTTTCCTTGAAGAATAATTCTAAATCTTTCTTCGTGTTTAATTTAAGTAATAATTCTAGTTCTTGAACTCGCAATAACGGAAAATGATTTGATAATACTTCTTCTAATTTATTCTTCTTAATACCTTTTGGTGCTGCTATCCATTCGTGTTTTATAGGTTTACCAGATCCTGTCATCGACAAAAGCATCCATTGTAATTCTTTATGTTTTGTAAGAAATTTCGAATTTATATTTGCAACATAATTCACATTGCACAATTGTAACTCTGTATCGCGAGATGTATGACTCATCCATCTGGTTAATGTCCAAATGGAAATATCCTTTTGCTGTTCTTCAGTTAACTTACTATAGAATTTCTTATTACGACGATCCAGTGCTGGAAGCACCACACCAAATAGATCATTCTTATATTCCTTACCTTTCTTGCCGGCCTCGATTTCTATTACAGCATCTGGATTTAGATTATAGAACTCATCTCGCCAATTTTTAACTTCGTTCATGCACTTAATACTCTCATACAATACCAAACCGAATTAGTCTGTAGGCATTCTCCCCATATCGATACTTCATAATAACCTAGAAAAAATATAAGTGCCAACGCAGCAACAGCAACACCAATTAAGGATAGAATATTTTTAATTTTATTCAAAGAGTGCTCCAATATCTATAACATCTGGTAATTTATTTACTTCCTTGACAAATAATGCGCAATTCGGAAATGGCTTGTCTTCTACAGGAACTACTAATATATTACCATTCTTAAGTTTAGGAAAATACCATTTTACTTCTGCATAAACATTTGTAATGTTTATCTCCTGTGGTCTGGGGACCATATGGCGTAGTGGGTTAAAGACCATAGTATGAAATCCCCTGTCGTTTAGGCTTGTTAAAGGCATAATCTCGAGATCACTATAATCTTCGTCGCATACCAATATGGACCAATCTAAAGGCATTTGAACTGTAAACTTACCAATATTTAATACAACGGCCGGTGCATTAAAACTTTCTAAAAATATAAGTGGTATAAAGAAATAATCTGGATTCTTTGGATCTGAATAATCGAGCACACAATATCTAATGTCCTCAATTTCGTTTGGGATCTTATCTAGATTATATGCTTTATTTTCATGTGTTAGAATATTCATTATTAATTTTTCCAATTGTTTTCATTTTTGTTTCTAACATTTTCATAAAAGATGCGTTAGATCCTGCCTCTTTTTCTTCTTGTAGTTGTCTATGGTAAGACTTCGGTTTTATAGCATCACAGGGAATTCCACATTTAAGTAAATAATCGTCGAACATATTCAAAATACCACAATGCCTAAATCCCATAAATGTAAATGTTTCAGATGTAGGTTCATATGTAGATTCTAATTGTAATCCCATATGAAATCTTCCTCTGATTTCAAATGGCGTTTCTTTAATCACAACACCCACTAATTCGTTTGCCTTAATGAATATCTTTATTAATTCGAGATGTGCAACATCTATCTCCGTTTGTATTATCATCAATAATTCACCTTCTTTATACTAAACGGATATTCTGCCTCCGCATAAAATTTCTTACGTTTTGTCAAATGTCGTTTAGAGAATTTACAATTGGAACATACATCATATACATTAACAAAATCCTTGTCTGGCGCTACTCTAATACCTCTACCGATACTTTGAATCACCCTAACAAAACTTTTGCCTGCTTCAAATAAGACAAGGTTAAAAATACGAACAATATTTATTCCAGTGCTTGCTACACCGTATGTAGCTATAATAACCTTACCGTCGACTTCCTGAACTTCTTTATATTCCTCTTTACGACTTTTAGATTTCATTTTACCAGATACGAATACCGAATCTGGTATAAGCGATTGTAACATTTCGCCCGTTTGCACGCGATCAACCAATATAAGTGTGTTACCCGAATCAGACATAGTTATAATTTCTTTTGCAAGAAATTTCAGTCTAGGTAAACTTGTAGTTAACCATTTTAATTCAGCTTGATAATTAGTAAACGCTGATTCACCGAGATCTTGCATTTGCCACACATTAACATGCAATTGTGCTAGTATTCCGAGATCCTGTAATTCCTTTGTATTAATCTTACCAAGTAACGGCCCAATACATGCAACCACACCTACTTTATCACCCTCCTCTTCGGGCATGGTTCCGGTAAGGCCCCAACGAATTGGAGAATGGGCTAAATAGGTCGACAATAGCCGTCTCAATACATCTGCTTTTGCTTTGTGAACCTCGTCCACGATAACGCAAACCACTCCTTCGAAGAAAGAATTTATATCTATCTCTAAATCTATTTCTTTCGAACGCTTTGATAGGCTTTCCAGACTTTGCCATGTGCATATTGTATGAGTTTTCTCATACTCCTTTCTATCACCGTAGAAGACACCAACATCTAAACCAAGATTGATATAATCATCCTCTGTTTGTGTAACCAAA